CGGGCGCCAGTATCTCCCACACCGGGTCCTTAACGGGGACCAAGCCAGTGGTAACTATGCTATTTCGTGCTCAAAAGCATAGTAGCGTTCATCACTAAAGACAGAAGGCACGCTGTCTTTAATGAGCCGTTCGCAAAGATAGTCCATATCGTAGAGACCTATGTCGTACTTGGCCATGATGACTTCCAAAAACTCATCATCAGAGAGTACCAAAGGTTCATTAAGTGCGGCTTGTAAAACGTCCTGAGAACCGGAAACGTCCTGGCGAGAAAACCAAGTTAAATCGTGCAACTTAATAGAACGGATGGACACTCCTGTGGAATTGAACCGGGAGAGGAAGGCATCACGAAGGTAGGCGATGTGACGAAACTCATAGGCGTAACTAAGGGATTTCCCGGCCATGTACTCAGCATCACTGACATCTTGATTGCGATTCGCCCGTGCATTAAACCTGCACAAAGCTTTGCCAATGAGCGGTACCATGGCGTTTTCAGTACCCTTAGGAACAAAAAACCGAGAGAGAAAAGTGAGGTCGCAATAGAACCTCCGCTCGGCAGCCTTAAGCTGCATGCATGCAGAGGAACAATGGTCCACCCACTGCTTAACTTTAATTCCTTTCTCGTTAACGCCTGCAGCTATGTCATCACCGAGCACAGCTACCTTTGAACCAACAATACCCTTTTCAATGCAAAAGCTATACCAAAGACAGAGATTCCAAACTGTGTTACGCCCTGTAGTATCAGTACCACCGGTGGCCAGTTGATAATAAATGGTGGCTGATATACCATACAAGTGCGACACAACATCAAAGTGATTGGATAGTTTGCGGTAAAGTTGGCAAAACCAAACAGGGGCTCCACTAACCCGCAACCAGTAGGCAAAAATCTCATGAACATCCCTGACTTGGCTCTTATCATTTGCTGAAAAGTCGCCTTCATAATAACGAGAAGGACCACTGGATAGAAAATTAGCAATTTCAGTGTCTTTCTTAGTATAGGCGAAGCAAACCTCAACTTCAGGGGATGAGAACTCGTCAAGCGCAGCATTCAAACGTTTATTGAACTCATCCATTAACGGTCCAGTGATGACGTTGTACTCATCACTGCCGACGTAAATGATGCGCGGTGCCCAAGATGTGTCATTACGTTTTAAGAGTACTTCTCCTTTGACCAGTAAGGTCCTGGTACTAATGGAGCGTAAGTCACAATCAGATAAACGCAACAGAGCTTCATGCATGCGTTGCTGTTTTTCAGTACAAAACTTAGCAACCCAGCGATCGAAGATGTCTTGAGTCCAATCAAAGGACGGCAATGAGCGTTTTGGGAAGACGAGACGGGCTAAAGCAAAAGCCCGTTTCCTAATACTGGGAGCAATACGATGGTTATCGAAATGGTTGCAGCGTTTGTTAAACGCAGCTAACATTGACGACATATCATTGCCGGTAACCACTGGTACCTGTTGAGAAAGTACCGGACCCAATTGATCGACGGGTGCGTAGGCTGGATTATCAATTTTCTTGCTTTCATCCAGTCTGAAGGGCACACGAGGAACAAACTCACGCACTGGAACCAACCGAAGGCGAGGTTCACCGTTAAACACATGGTCACCATGATCTACATCAGCATGGACGGGAACCTCGCCTTTGGCGGCATAGTGGGAGTGGCGTTTCTTGGGCAGTTTGCTCGAGTTAGTCAACTTGACTAGGCCAGGATGTTAGGCCG